CTTGTGATCCAAGTGTATTACAAGAGGAGGAATTAGAAGAAGAGGAAGTTGAGGAAGAAGTTAGTGATAAGGAGGAAGAAGTTGCTGATAAGGAGGAAGAAGTTGTTGATAATGAGGAGGAAGAAGTATCAGAGAAAGAAATATCTGATGATGAAGAAGAAGTTGAAGTTAGTGATAAGGAACAAGAGGAAGAGCAACAAGTTACTAATGAGGATGAAGAGGTCTTCGAAATTGAAATTGATGATGTAACATATTATGCTACACATGAAGAAAATGGGATCTTATATGCGGTTGAAAAGGACGGAGATGTTGGACCTCAAGTTGGAATAATCAAGGACGGAGAACCAATTTTCTCATAAATTATATAAATCTTCGGACATTTAAAATGGGACAAAAATAATAAATATATATTATAAGTAAGTAAATGTTGGATAATATATGTCCGCCAGCACTAATTTATTTAGCATTCTCATTAACCCAGATTATTATTGATACATTTAAAGGGTTGTATAATACAGCATTTTTCAAATTTATTGTAATGGTAACAATTACATTTTTATTAAATGCATTATGCCAAGGTGGAATGTCAATAATATCATGGATAATTGTATTTATTCCTTTTATTTTCATGACAGTAATAGTTACAATACTTTTATATGTATTTGGACTAGATGCCGCAACAGGTACATTAAAATTTAAATGTACTAATCCTACAACAACTTCAAATTCAAATTCAAATTTAATCTATAGTAGCACACCAAATACTACAACTACTACAACTAATACAAATACAACAGCTAGTCCATATGTGTCTAGTATGGCAGTAAGTGTTAGTTCAGATCCTCAATATCAATAATTTACTAGATATATTTACTAATATTATTTTATTTTGATTTTATTAAGCAAAATAAACTATTTAAATATATTTATAATTATAAATATATTAGTAAAATGTTATATTCATATTTATTTACTACTATTGCATTAATATTTGGATTACATTTTTATAAAAATAGGTATCCAAAAGAATTTGAAATGATGATAACACAATTTATAGATAATATACAGAATAATGAAACATTAAAACCATATTTGCCAATATTAACAACTACATTTTACAATATTATTTATATTTATAGTTTGTGTCAGGTTGCATTTAATAAGACAATGCGTCTAACTACTCCATATATAAAATCTCTATCAGTCTTTGTTCGTGATAATTTTTTAAATAAGATTAATACAAATGATACAAGTAATATTATTTTAGATAAGCAAGATGATTTTGTACTAGTTAAATCACCATCAAATGATATTATTGTATTTAATAAAATACCAGATAGTCTAGATAATATTAAATATGAAAAGTCTACCTTACGTTTTTTAGCATTATGTTTAAAGCTTAAAACGGACGATTCGGATAAGACAATGAGTTATTCTATTTATTTATCTTTAAATTCAATGAATTTTTATGTAGTTGGTAATATTATTGGTCAACATTTTTTTAAATATTATTTACAGCATATTTTGAATGTAACTATTGATAATGATAAACCATTTTTATATATTTTAGAAATTATGGATCAAAATGTTAAAATTACTAATATAAATGAGACCCAGACTATAGTTATTAAAAAGGATGATTATGAAATAATTGGACTACAAGATAAAAATTTAGTTGCTGAACCCAAGGAAATAGCTGAACCCAAGGAAATAAATAGCATCAATATAGAGAAGGAAGAATTGCATACAAATGATAATGTAGATGCAAAAGAAGATACAGATTTAAAAGTAGAAGAAGAAAAAGCAGAATCAGAACCAAAAACAGTTACTAATACTTTAGATTATACTACTGTATGTTTTTAATTATAAATATAAATAAAAATTACTTAAAAAAAATTGATTTATTATAAGTATAATGGTGACTCCGGAAAAAGCAATAACAATGAACATTGAAACCAGTAACATAACTAATTCCATCAGTAAACCAGCATTCTTACCTTTGAAGAAGAGGTGGAATTTATGGGCACACCTGCCTCATGACAGCGATTGGTCAACAAAGAGTTACAAGCAAATATATACATTTACTACTGTCGAGGAAACAATTGCAATTACTGAAAGCCTACCTGATCCATTAATTAAGAACTGTATGTTATTTATTATGCAAGAAGGAATTATTCCTATGTGGGAAGATGTAAAGAATAGACACGGTGGTTGTTTTTCATATAAGGTATCAAATAAAAATGTTTGTGATGTATGGAGAGAGTTAACTTATATGTTGGTTGGAGAAAGTGTGAGCAATAATACGCAGTTTGTTAATGCGGTAACCGGAATAACAATTTCACCTAAGAAGAATTTCTGTATAGTTAAAATTTGGATGACTAATTGTGAGCACCAAAATCCTGGAATAGTTACAACTGATATTAATTGGTTGGTAGCCCAAGGATGTTTATTTAAGAAACATAGTCCCGAATTTTAATTGTATAAAAACTATAAAAAATTATAAAAACTATTTAAACAATTAGTAATAACTAAATATAACAAAATGAAATACCCATTTGTTATATTTTACCGTAAAGACTATAATGCATCATATGACCAGTTTTTTTTTGATAACAATTCTAAACTAAATTGTACTGTACAAATAACTAACAAAATTAATAAAATAAATAAAATATATAGTGCTAATTATCACCTATTAATAACATTAGATGAAGAGAATAATGACCATCTGTGTATTGATCAAATGTACGGTAAAAAATGGATCAAAATGACCAAACAAGGTTTTTTAGATGTTGCATTATTTAATTCTATTGTAAATAAACAATATATTTTAAATTGCGTTCTAGATAGAACCTATTTGAGACCTATTTTCTCCTTATTTACATCATCATTTAACTCATATGATAAAATTATTAGAGCATATAAAAGTATTCAAAATCAAACACTTATGAATTGGGAATGGGTAATTATTGATGACTCGCCAGATGACGACCATTTTCATTTTTTAAGACAAAAACTTTCACATGATTGTCGTATTCGTATGTATCGTAGAAGTGAAAATAGTGGCAGTATTGGAAATGTAAAAAACGAAGCAGTATCTTTATGTCGAGGTACATATGTTTTAGAGATGGATCATGATGATGAAATATTACCTACAGTGTTGGAAGATGCATCAACATTATTTTCAAAGGAAGATAATGTAGGATTTATTTACATGGATTTTATAAATATTTATGAAAATGGTGATAATTTTCGTTATGGTGATAATATTTGTAAAGGTTATGGATCATATTATTGCCAAAAATATAATGAAAAATGGGTATATGTATATAATACACCTAACATAAATAATATTACATTATCTCATCTAGTTTGTTGTCCAAATCACCCACGAATTTGGAGGCGAGATCTTCTCCTTAAAATTGGCAATTATTGTGAACACTTACCTATTTGCGATGATTATGAAATTCTTCTTAGAACAGCAGTAAATACAAAAATGGCAAAAATACCTAAGTTAGGTTATGTTCAATATATGAATAATTCTAACAACAATTTTTCACTAATTAGAAATGGAGAAATAAACCGAATTGGTCCACAATATATTAGTCCGATTTATTATGATGAATATAAAATTGCTGATAAAATGGCTGAATTAGACGCGTTTGAAATACCAACTTCTGAAGAAAGTAAACATAATATTAATATTTGGTTAAGAGATCCACAAAAATATACTCATAAATATTGTAATTTGTTAGTTAATATGGATTTTACAAGCCAAATTTGTATTATTGGAATAGATAGTTTAATTTTAAATTTGGAATATATACAGAATTTATATAATAATAAAAATGAAAAAATAGATTTTATTTTGTTAGATAATAAATGTCCAATTGAATATTTATGGAAGCAATTGGATAGCTATGGATTTGATCAAATGAAATGTTATTCCCTGATAGATGTACCATATAATTTGTTAGTTAATTATTTTAGAACTACCTATTTGTCAACAGATAATTATGAAATAATAGGAGATGGACTATTTCGAGAAAGACCCAAATATAATACTCATTTTTCTAATAGAAGTCAAGTAATTAATATATTAACAAACCCTGATGATAAATATTTAGAAATTGGCGTTGAATATGGTCAGACATTTTTATATACACATTTTAAACCAGAAAATAAAACTGGAGTAGATCCAGATCCAAAATTTTCTATTACAAATAAGCAATTTAAGTTTGAAAAATGTACATCAGATGATTTTTTTAATGCTAATACTGAAAAAATGGATCAAAAAAATACATATAATGTTATTTTTATCGATGGAATGCATCAGACTGAATATTTTTTAAGAGACTTTAATAATAGTGTTAAAGTATTAACAAATGGTGGTTCATTATTTATTGATGATATATTACCATTAACATATAATGAACAATTAAAAATACCACGAAAATATTATTATGAAAATGGTATCTTAAAATATGGTGAAGAGTGGACAGGTGATA